TGCGGCAACATTTTTTACAACCCTTAATCCAGAGAGGCTAGGAGGCCCCGAAATGGCTGCTGTCACCCACCTCAAGCGCCGCTCCACCGTCAAGGCTGCCGCAGAGTCGGGCCGCCGCGAACTGCTTGAAGCATTGCGCGACAAGATTGCCGACGAGATCGACAACGGCAACGTCCATCCCCGCGACTTGGCGGCGTTGTCCCGACGCCTGGTGGACATCGCCGAGCAGCTCGACGCGATGACTGATGTCACTGACGACATTTCGGTTGCGGCTGCCACAGCTGATGAGGCGTGGGTTGCTGAGTGAGGCTGCTCGACTAGTTCTTCCTGACGGCATTGTGTCGTCGTCGGGGCCGGCGGTGGAGGCGACGTGCGGCAAGCTGGGGTTGACGTTCGATCCGTGGCAGTCGGAGTTGTCGAAGGCGATTCACGGCAAGAACGCGAATGGTGATTACGCCGCGGACACGGTGATGGTGTCGATTCCCCGGCAGGTTGGGAAAACGTATTTGATCAGTGCGATCGTTTTTGCGGATGCGATCATCAATCCTGGGACGACAACGGTGTGGACGGCGCATCACTTCAAGGTGTGCCGGGAGACGTTTCAGGCGTTGCGCGGCCTGGCCGAGTCGGAGCTGCTGCGTCCGCATGTGGACCCGGACAAGATTTATACGGCGGCGGGCAATGAGTCGATCACGTTCCGTAACGGGTCACGGATTTTGTTTATGGCGCGGGAGAACAACGCGCTGCGTGGTTTCGCGAAGATTCGCCGTTTGATTTTGGATGAGGGCCAGATTTTGTCGGAGCGGGCGATGGCCGACATTGTTCCGACGATGAATCAGTCGGAGAATCCGCAGGCGATTCTGATGGGTACGCCGCCGAAGCCGACAGATCCGTCGGAGGTGTTCACGAATTTGCGGGGGTCGGCGTTGGATGGCAGCGCGGAGGGTTTGTTGTATGTGGAGTTTTCGGCTCCACCGGATGCTGATTTGGATGATCGGCAGGCGTGGGCGGCGGCGAATCCGTCGTTTCCTGGCCGGACGCCGGAGCGGGCGTTGCAGCGGATGCGGCGGCTGTTCCCGACCGATGATGATTTCGCCCGTGAGGCGTTGGGCATTTGGGATGGCGCTGCCGGTCACCGGGTGATTTCGGCGGATTCGTGGGCGGTGTGCGCGGCCCCGAATTTGGTGGATTCCGGTGGGGTGGTGGCGTTGTCGTTGGATGTGTCGCCGGATAGGTCGATGGCGACGATCGCGTCGGCGGGCTGGACGGTGGATGGTTTGCCGTATGTGGATGTGGTGGAGACTCGGCGGGGTGACCCTGGCTGGGGTGTTCAGCGGTTTGTGGATATGTGTGAGCGGCATGATGTTCGCGCGGTGGTGGTGGATGGCATGTCTGCGGCGGCGTCGCTGGTTGATCCGTTGCGGCAGCGTGGGGTGACGGTGACGGTGACGACGGCCCGGCAGATGGCGGCGGCGTTCGGCGGGTTTTTCGATTCGGTGTTGGATGGCCGGTTGCGGCATTTGGATCAGCCGTTGCTCAACATTGCGTTGGGTTCGGCGCGGAAACGCCGTATCGGGGATTCGGGTTTCGGTTGGTCACGTAAGGATTCGGTGTCGGATATCACGCCGGTGACGGCGGCGACGTTGGCGTTGTGGGGTTTGGAGTCCAGCGAGGTTGCGGAGGTTCCGAAGGTTCGTTCAGGGAAGGCGTGTTTCGTATGATGCTGTCCGATGAGGATCTGCGGCAGCTTGTCGCGGATATGTGGCTGCTGCGTCGCAGTGAACGCGCGGTGTTGGACACGATCTACGAATACATGATCGGTAACCGTGGATATCCGTCGGTGCCTGATGCTGCGGAGCAGGAAATCGTGGATTTGGCGCGGCTGTCGTTGAAGAATGTTTTGCCGCTGGTCAGGGATGCGTTTGCCCAGAATTTGTGTGTGATCGGGTATCGGTCGGCGTTGGCGAAGGAGAACGCGCCGGGCTGGCAGGTGTGGCAGGAAAACCGGATGGATGCCCGCCAGGTGGAGGTGTATCGGCCGGCGATCACGTATGGGGCTGCCTATGTGGCGGTGACGCAGGCCGAGGATGGTGTGCGGTGGAGGCCGCGGTCGCCGAGGCAGATGACGGCGATTTATGAGGATCCGCAATCTGATGAGTGGCCGCAGTTCGCGTTTGAGATGTGGGTGGACACGTCGTTTGCTAAGCCGCGCCGAAAAGCGTTGGTGTATGACGACGAGTTCATGTATCCGATTGATTTGGGTGAGGTTCCGGCGTCGACGGCGTTGATGGATCCGAACACGATCGAGTTTGCGCGGACGATGGGCCAGTTTGAGTCTGGTGAGCCGGTTCCGCACGGCGCCGAGGTGTGTCCGGTGGTCAGGTTTATCAATGCGCGGGACGCCGATGATGTGATCGTGGGGGAGATTGAGCCGCTTCTGGTGTTGCAGCGGGCGTTGAACAGCGTCAATTTCGATTCGCTGATCGTGAGTAGGTTCGGAGCGTTTCCGCAGAAGGTGATTACGGGCTGGTCTGGTTCGGCCGATGAGGTGTTGATGGCTTCGGCGCGCCGGGTGTGGGCGTTCGACGACACCGATGTGAAGACTTCAAGTTTCGCGCCGGCGGATTTGGGTCAGTATGACCAGAAGTTGGTGGAGATGCTGGAGTTCATTGCCACTGTGGCCCAGGTGTCGCCGAGCAAGTTGAATCCGAAGTTGTCGCATGTGTCTGCGGATGCGTTGGCGTCGGCGGAGGCCAATGAGCAGCGCAAGACGGAGCAGAAACGCGACAGTTTCGGTGAAAGTTGGGAGCAGTGTTTCCGGTTGTCGGGGATGATCACCGGGGATTCTGCGTTGGATGATGATTCCGCTGAGGTGGTGTGGCGGGATACCGAGGCCCGGTCGTTCGCGGCGGTGGTGGATGGTGTGCAGAAGTTGGCGGCCTCGGGTATCCCGATCGAGGAGCTGGTGGACATGATTCCTGGTGTGTCGCAGCAGAAGATTCAGGCCATCAAGGATGGTGTCCGCCGTAATCAGGTGAACGGGTTGATGGCGGCGTTGCAGCGCGGAACGATGCCTAATCCGCCGGAAACTCAGCAAGACGCCATCGTCACGCGGTGATGTGAATGCCGATCTCGGCGGTTGAACGCAGGTTCATTCTCGACCAGCTGGTGTCGCGGTCGAAGGACGACATGATCCGGTTGTGGGATGCCGCCGCACGGTTTGAAGACGTGGATTTCTTCACTTACGTTTCGGGTGCGTTTCCCGATATCGCGTTGGGATATCACAAGATAGCCGCAGACTTTTCGGCGCAGTGGTTTGAAAATGATTTCCCCAACGCTCAGGTCGCTGTTGCGGAGCTTCCAGACCGCAGCAAGTACCAGAACTCGGCGCAGTGGGCGCTAGGCGCCGACGGAACTGACGCGTTGGACCGGATGGCCGGCACTTTGCAGCGGGCGGTGTATGACGGCGACCGGGAAACCACGTTGTCGAATGCGACGAATAACGGGATGCGGTGGGTGCGTGTGGCCCGGCCGGATGCGTGCGCGTTTTGTCGCTTGGCGGCTTCTCGGACGAAGGATTTGTTTCGGTCGGAGGAAAACGCGTTGCGGGTGGTTGGTCGTTCAACGAATTTGTCGTTGGCTGACCGACGGATGATCTCAGCCGGGTTCATGACCCGCGAGGAAGCGTTGGCCCGCCGGGAACAGCAGGAAACGATGTATCAGATCGGATCCCGCAAGGGGACGTCGCGGAGCCGCCGCACGCGGGGCAGCCGCGCGCTTGGCGAGAAGTATCACGACCACTGCTACTGCACCGCGCAGGCGATCCCGATGGGTGTTGACACCATCCAGTATTTGTATGAGGTGGAGCCCCAGTACGCCGAGTTGGCTGAGCAGTGGGGTGTCGAATACGACAAGGCTGTGGAAATGGCCGGTTCCAGTGACGCCACATCTGTGTTGGCCGCCTGGCGGCAACTGGATGTCGGCGCCAAATAGCTTCTCCGCATAAATGCGGGGTTGACGCTCACGTCGAGCGGGTCAATCGACGGAAACAACACCCCCGGAAAGGGGAGATACCAATGAGTGACGAGAAAGTCGACGATATCGACGATTTCGATCCGATCACCTCGCAAGAACAACTGGACCGCATCATCGGCCAGCGCATCGACCGAGTGAAAAAGCAGTTCGCCGGGTTCGACGAGTTGAAAGCCAAAGCGGCCCAATTCGACGATTTGCAGGAGGCGAGTAAATCCGAGTTGCAGCGGGAGCGGGAACGCGCCGCGCAGCTCGAGCAGGAGTTGGCTGCGGAACGACACAACGCTTTGAAAGCCACTGTCGCCGCCGCCAAAGGTGTTCCCGCGTCAGCGTTGTCGGGCACCACCCGCGAAGAACTAGAAGCTTCGGGGGATGCGCTTCTGGAATGGCGGGCAGAGCAGAAACAGGCAAAGTCCACCAAATCTGTTCGCGGTCTGAAGTCCGGGGTTCTTTCCGACACCCAGGCGATGGACCCGAAAGAACGCGCGGCGGCGGCAATCCGTTCGCTGCGCTCGCACGATTAAGACGCCCCGATCAGAGTTGAAAGGTCTGTCGGGCAACCAATGAAAGAGGTAAAACATCATGGTTGACATCAACCGGTCAGATGTATCAACACTCATCGAGGACGCCTACTCGCAGGTGCTGTTGGAGTCGGCGGCTGCGGGTTCGCAAGCATTGCAGGCGTTCCCGACGGTCAACCTCGGCACGAAGACCACGAATCTGCCGATGCTGGCGGCGCTGCCGCAGGCCGGCTGGGTCACTGAGGACGTGGGCGACACCTCCGGCACCAAACCCACTTCCGAGGTGCGGTGGAAGAACGTCACGATGGTGGCCGAGGAGATCGCTGTCATCGTCCCGGTCCACGAGAACGTCCTCGACGACGCCACCACCGATGTGCTCACCGAGATCACGTCGCTGGCCGGCCAAGCCATCGGGCAGAAGCTCGACCAGGCCGTTTTCTGGGGTTACGGCAAGCCCGCCTCGTGGACCTCGTCGGCGCTGTACACCGCGGCGTCGGACGCCTCGCAAACCCAGACGATCACCGCCGGCGCGGCGAACGCCGACGACATCGTCGGCGCTGTCACCCAGTGCGCGAAAACACTTTCCGGTGAGGGTTTGATGCCGGATGCGTTGTGCGCGAACCTGACGTTCCGCTACGACGTGGTGAATTTGCGTGACGCCAACGGTCTGCCGATCTTCCGGGACGAGCAGTTCGCCGGGTTCAACACGTCGTTCTCGCGGAACGGCACCTGGGATGCGTCGCTGGCGACTGCCCTGGTGGTCGATTCGAGCCGGGTGAGGATCGGGGTGCGGCAGGACATTCAGGTGAAATACCTGGATCAGGCCACCGTCAACTCCATCAACCTGGCCGAGAAGGACATGGTCGCCCTCAGGTTCAAGGCGAGGTACGGCTATGTCCTGTCGACCGGTGCGACCGCCTACTCGAACGCCCCGGTGCCGGTGGCCGCGGTGATCAACGCCGGTTCCTAGTCATGGCGCTGGCATCCAGCAGTGATGTGGTGGCCGCTCTCGGGCGGTCACTCACATCCGCTGAAACCACTGCGGTGGCCAACCAGTTGGATCAGGCATCCGATCTGGTGGTGGGCTATCTGGGCCGGGAACCTGATCCGGTTCCCGGCCCGGTGGCCAGGGTGGTGGCGACGATGGTGGCGGCGGTGTTCGACAAGCCGTCGGTCACCACCGCCGACTACGACGCCACCGGCTACTCCACCAGCCGCGAGTATGCGCAGGTTCATGTTGGGGTTGAGTCGGCCACCACGTCGGGTCCGTGGTTGACGAACGCGTTGAGGGACCGGTTGTCGCCGTGGCGGGTCAGTGTCCGCTCGGTGGGTGTGGTGTCGGAGCGGGAAAACTGATGTCGGCCATCAGGTTCAAGAAGAACATTGCCGGGTTTCGGGATGTCCGTTACCGCCAGAAAACGCAGGCGATGTTGGAGGCGGTCGCCCAGGGTGTGGCCGACACAGCTAATCAGACGCTGAAACTGAATGGCCCGACCGATCTCGGATATGTGGTCGGTTCACAGCCGGGCGCCCGCCGGCCGTTCGGGCGTTGGCGTGTCACTGTTGCGGCGGTCAGCCCGCACGCGATCCGGCACAACGCCAAATACAACACGTTGGTGAAGGCGTTCAACGGGTGACGATCTATCCGACGCCGAAACCCGCCGTGAAAACCGTCATCACGGTTCTCGCCGAGGCGTTCGGTGTGTATGCGCAGGTGTCGGCGAGGATGCCGAAGAAACGACCTGTCAGGTTCGTTCAGGTGTCCCGTGTCGGCGGGCGGTGGGACAACCCCGTTACCGATGTTGCGCGGATCCTGGTGGAGTGTTTCGGCCCGGACGTGGAAACGGTGGAGGCGATGACCGCCACCGCGAGGACTGCGCTGCGCAACGCCATCTCCACCGAAGTGGATGGCGTGTGGATTCGGGATTGGTCTGGTGAGCAAGGCCCGGTCGATCTGCCCCACCCGGATGTGATGGACATGGAGCGGTGGCAGTTCCACGGCGACATATCGGTGTCCACAACCACTTACGGCGCTCTGCCGGGTTCATAACTGAACAACAACTGAATATCCAACTGAATAAACAACTGCACACACAACTGAATACTTAACCCGTTCATGGCCCGTCCCAAGGTTGCCTGAAAGGGGCGGACATGACTGATTCAACCTTGGTGTGGGCTCCCACACGACCTGACTCCGGCGGGGTGTTCTATCGGGCGCCGCTCGGCACCCCGCTGCCCACCGATGCGACATCGCCGCTGAACGCGCTGTTCGTCGACCACGGCTGGCTCGGCGAGGAGGGCATAACCCTCACCGTCGACCGGGACATCACCAAGCACTACGCGTTCGGCTCCGACCTCGTCAAAACGACGCAGGGCACCTATTCGGAGTCGCTGCAGCTGTCGCTGCTCGAATCCGACCCGGACGTGCTGGAAACCGTGTTCGGCCCCAACGTGACGTTGGGTGTTGATGGCGGCGGTAACCGCACCATCGCCATCGAGCACTCCTCGGCGATGCGTCCCCGTTCAGCGTTCGTCGTTCACACTGTGGACGGATCCAAGGAACGCCGCCTCGTCATCGCCGAAGGCATGGTGGTGGACCTTGCAGACGTGTCCTATGTGAACTCAGATTTGCTCAAGTACACCATCACCGTGGACTGCTACAAGCCCGCTGACGGCTCCGAAGCGGTCATGGAGTACATCACCGATTCCGGTCACGCTGCCGGCTCGTAACCCAGGTTCCCCGGTTGGGTGGTGCTTGGGACGGGCCACACCCAACCGGGGTCACCGTCCCCACATTGTCCGTCCCGATAAGAAAGGCCCATCCCGTGATGAAACCCATTGTGGGCGCCAACCGGCGCTCCGCACGCATCGACATCGTGTTGCCCGTCGACAAGGACGGCGACTACGCCTTCGATGAGGACGGCGACCCGATCAAGGGGAAAACACCGTTGCAGTTCAGCGTTCCCCGCTTCGATTGCATGTCCCGCTCCGAGTTCAAAGAGTTGAACAAAGCGTTGGCGGCGATCGACGAGATGACCGGCGAGGACGGGGAGCCGTTGGACGCCCAGGACAAAGGCATCGAGGTGGTGTTGGCGATGCTGCGCCCGTTCATCTCCGACGACGATTTGGCGGTGGTGTCCGGTTTGCGGCTGTTCGAGCTGGAGCAGATCGCCGAACGGATCCAAGAGGGTTCGACGTTGACCGTGGGGGAATTGGCGGCCTCGACCAACTCTTAGATGAGTTCGGCGGGGCCGTCAACTACGACATGATGACGAAGTTGGGCGTCACGGTGTCCGACATCGGACCCGGTTTCCCGTGGACGGATTTCCGCGATTTCGTGTCGAACCTGCCGCCGTCCGGGGAGTCGGCGCTGTATCGGGCGCAGAACCCGAAATCGTGGTGGTGGACACCGGACATGGATTTCACTGCGGCGGTGTTGGTGTCGTTGCAGTGGGCGAACTGGCAGCGCGGCGGCGGGCGCGGGGAGAAACCGAAACCGGTGAAACGCCCGAAGGAGAAGCCCCGCGTCGGGGTGCGGTCAGACCCGAAGTCGGCCGCTGATTTGGCGGCGAAGAAACAGAAACTGTTGGAGAGGCGGCTTTAGTGGCGACTGAACTTGGGACCGCCTACGTCTCCATCCTCGGGGAAACCTCAAAACTTGAGGACAGCGTCAAAAAGGCATTGGCCGGAACCGGGAAGGCCGCCGACAAGGCGGGACGCGACATCGGCGAACGGATGTCGCGCACCGCGTCGAAGGCGATGAAGGACGGGTGGCGGCCCGACCAGGACATCATGGCCGGCATCCCGAACACGAAGCTGGATCGTGTCGGGGCGCGGATCGGTCAGGTCATCGGCAAGGGTGTTGTCGGCGGTTTGAAAGCCAAGGAGGCGGGCAGCAAGTTCGCGCACAGTTTCGCCGACGGCGCGGGCAGTATCGGTGTCGGCAGGATCATTTCGAGTTGGCGCGGCCAGTTGTCTGGTGGGGCGTTGAACTCGATGGGGATGTTGGCGGGGAAGGCGTTTTCGGCGGGGTTGACCGCGGCGATCGGTGTGGGTGTCGCCGGGGCCGGCATCGCGTTGTCGAAGGGCTTCAACCGGCTGGTCACCATTGACACCGCAAAGTACAAGCTGAAAGCGCTCGGTAAGTCCACTGAGGAAGTCGCCGACATCGTGAAAACGGTGACTGATTCGGTGACCGGGACACCGTTTGCTTTGGATCAGGCGTTCGCCACCGCCACCCAGGCGATCGGTGCGGGAACTAAAGATTTGAAACGGTTCATGACCGATGTTGCTGACGCTGCCGGGTTCGCCGGGGTCGGCATTGACCGGATGGGCTTGATTTTCAACCAGATTCAGGCCAAGGGCAAGCTGACCGGCGAAGAGATGATGCAGCTCATGGAGGCTGGGCTGCCCGCGAAGTCCTGGATTCAGGATTCGTATCAGATGACCGCCGACCAGTTCGACAAGATGCAAAAAGACGGCGAAATCACGATGGACATGCTGCAAAAGTCCATTGAGGATCACGCCGGCGGCATGTCGAAGAAGCTTGGTGAAACCCTGCAGGGCTCGATTGACAACATGCAGACGGCGATTGCGAGGGTGGGCGCGAATTTCCTGTCTGCGGTGTTCGGTGGTGAGGCCGGTGATGACACCGAGAAGATGAAAGATGCCATCAACCGGATCACCGAGTATTTGAACCGGATGGGTAACTGGGTCAACGCTCACCGCGAGGACATCCGCGAGTTCTTCAACTCTGCTGTTGATGCCGCTAAGGGTTTGGCAGAGATATTGGGGAAGGTTCTCGGGTTCCTGAAGGAGCATCCGGGGGCGATTCAGGCGGTGGTGGTGGCGTTCGCCGCGTGGGAAGCCATCAAAGGTATTTCCACGGTGGCGTCGGCGATAGCGGGCATCAACTCAGGTTTGCGGGTGATGCCGGGGTTGGCCAACAGCGCTCTCGGCCCTGTCTCCGCCCTGGCGGCGGCGTTGGCTGCCGCGTCGTGGGCGCGCAGCCAGATGCAGTGGGGCAATGGTGAACAGGTCGGGGCGATACCGGGTCCGGCGGATTTCACTCCGGGCCGGCGCAGCGGAGCCGAAATTTTGTTGGGTCCGTTTGCCGGTACGTGGCTTGACCGCAATTTCGGTGCCGGTTCCTCGGTGGGCGGCAATATCGCCACGGGCGGCCCGATGGTTCCCGGCACGAGCGCTAACGCCGCCGATCAGATCATTGGTGGTTTGTTGGGTGGCGGCGGCAACGTCACCGGAGGATCAAGTTTGGGTGGGGTGCCTGGAACTGCGGGGCGCGGCTACTTCAACTCCAACCGGGCGTCTGCCTATCTTGACGCCCAAACCTTTGATGCTGCGCTGCTGTCTAGGGTTCCGTCGGGAGCCTACAGCCAAACCCAGGCCGCCGACCTCACGCAGGGGTTGGCTGACTGCAGCTCGGCCATCGAGGATCTGGTCAACCTGATGGACGGGATGCCCACCTCGGGCCGGTCGATGACCACCGGCAACGCCGCGCAGTGGCTGACATCTCGCGGATTTCTGCCCGGCACGATGCCGGGGGCGTTCAACGTCGGATTCAACTCCAGCCACATGCAGGCCACGCTTCCCGGCGGAACCCCGTTCAATTGGGGCAGCAAGGCGGCGGCGGCCCGCGGCGGCGTAGGCGGAACCGGGGCGTTCGACCCTGCGTTCACCCAACACTTTTATCGCCCGTTCTCCACTGGTGGTGGTGTGCGCGGTCCGGGAAGTTCCCGCTCGGATTCCATTCCGGCGATGCTGTCCAACGGCGAACATGTCCTGTCCGCCAAGGATGTGTCGGCGATGGGCGGGCAGAATAAGGTGTACGGCTTCCGTAAAGCGTTGCACAGGGCCAACGGCGGGGCAGCCACCGCCAAAATTGTCGACGACATGTTCAATCCGAACAAAACCGGCCCGGGCGGCGATATAGGCCGGTCAGGTTCAGGGACACCTAAAGTCCCGTTCATTTGGGGCGACTGGGGCAACGGCATCATCTCCGGTCCAAAAGCCGGCATCCGCGGCCCGATGAAAGATTTAGAGACGTGGTTCCCGTGGTGGTGGAACGGCTGGCGCGCCGACCCGACAACGCCCGGCGGCAAGATACGCAAGAATATGAAACTTCTCGGGTTTGCCAACGGCGGCGCGGTCGACCGCAAGTTCCTTGAGGACATGCGCACCGCCGGTGCGATCCCGGCGGCGGCCGGATCCACCGCGAAAGCCGGGGAGTCGGCGATCGCCGGGGCGATCGACATGGGCGGGGAAGTCATCAACGCCGTCATCGACCAGGCCGCGTCCGCGGTGGCTACTGCCGCTTCGGCGGCAGCAACAGCCGGGTCGATGGGCGCCGGCGGCGGGCCGTTGGCCGGTCAGGCGGCGGGGTCGGCGACACAGTTCGCCATCGGTTTGGGAACCAACGCCGCCAAACGCGGCGTCACCTACGGATTCGACCTCCTCGGCATCGGCGCTGACGCCCTGCTGCAACAGTTGACCCCGTTCGGTCAGCCCCGATGGCTGAACGAGGATTACACCGGGTTCATGCCGAACTGGGATATCAACGGCGCCCTCGGTGACCTGATGACTTCCGGTGCAACCCAGGCCACTCAGGCCGGTCTGAACATGCAGGGCGCAGCGGTGGATCCGAACACGATGCAGCACGGCATGTCCGGCGGAACCCCGCCGGGACCGGCCATGTTTCAAAACACGGCATCAAGTTTTCTGTCCACCGAGTTCGGTTCGCCGGAAACACCGCTGCCGGTGGAGCAGCAGCCGGTGTTCAAAGTGGACAACATTTACACCACCGACGCGCAAAGCGTCGGACGGGAATTGTCGAGGCAGGGCAGGTTGGCGCAGATGCAGTACACGGGAAGGCCGGGAATGTGAGCGATCCCGGTATCCGTTCAATCACCATCCGCCGCGGCGAACACTCCTTCCATGTGCACGGCGACGACGCCGGCCGGGAAGGGGTGTGGCTGGCCAAAGGTCAGGTCAGCGGCATCTACGACGCCCCGATCCGTTCAACGTGGAAGACCGGGGCGTTTCAGACCGGATCCACCCAAAAGGCGGTGAAACGGCTCCACCGCGACATGGAGCTGGGTTTCCACATCATCGACACCACAACGAGTTTCGAGTGGAACGAATCCATGTTCCGGCAGATCTTCTTCTACGAGGAGGATCAGTGGTCGACGGATCCGAAACCCACCACCATCGAGGTGGTCACCGACATTTCCGGCACCCGCAAACTCGATGTGTTGATGTATGAGGAACCGGATTTCGCCGCGAACATCGACCCGATCAAACAGCAGTACGGCAACCTGATCCTGAAACTGCGGGCCGGGCAGCCGCACTGGTATGAAGACGACATCATCTCGGAGTTCACTTCTACGGCCACCTCGGCGTCAGGAACGGTGACGGTCAGCAACCCGACCGATCAGGTCATGTACATCAAGTGGGTGTTGACCGCGGCGGCCACCTCCGGGTCGGCGATCTGGACGCTCCCGGATTTTCAGTGGGTGGGCGATCCGGGGGAGCGTGAGCCCGGCGGGGACAACGGTGAACGGTATATCACCGACATTGAGGTCACCGAGGCCAACGGCGGCGCCGTGATTGATTTGGACCGCTCCGAGTTGATGTATCGGGACGCCAACGACACCAACATTTTGGGGCAGATGGGTGCCGCCAAAATTTTTGTGTACCCGATCCCGCCGTACACGCAGGAGTTTGAGCTACCGGTCTCCTATAAGGGTGCGACGGGTGGGGCGACCTGCCAGCTGGTGATGCCGCGGCGCTGGTCGCGGCCGTACGGCCTGGAGGCCACCACGGTTTTGAACACTGGATCGCCGAAGGATGTGACGACACGGTTCAGCTTCGCCGGCACCTACTCCTACAAGATCCCGGATTGGGCTGACGCCTTGGACATTGTCGTGATCGGCGGCGGCGGCGGCGGTGAGGGCGGCGGTATCGCCGTGACCGGATCCGGTGGCGGCGCATCCACAATGGTTTACCAAACCATTGTCCGTGGCGTGGACATCCCGTCGGACACGTTCTACATCGCCGGGGTTGTCGGCGCCGGCGGACGCGGCGGCCGCGGCGTCGAGGCGTTCGTTTCCGGTGATCTGTTCGGCGGCATCGACGGCGAGGACGGCCAGGAGTCCACCGCCGTCGCCTCCGGGATGACCACCATTGAATCGGCGGGCGGGACGGGCGGCAAGCTGCGCGCCACCGTCGCCGGTGAAGGCGTCGCCGACTTGGAGTTCAACGGCAAAACCTATCCCGGCTGCGGCGCCGAGGAGATACCGGGCAATCCCGGTAACCATCCCGGCGGGGGCGGTGCGGGCGGATGGCCGCTGGTCGGACAAGCCGGTGACGGATCCGACGGACAGGTGTGGATCCGCGCCTACGGGTGGGCCGGGTCGTGACCAACACTCCGGCGCAGATTTTGGAGGCTACCCGCCAGCAGAAAATCGCGGAGGAAAAGATCCGCCGCGAGCAGCCGCTGTGCCGCATCTGGGATGCGGAATGGAATCTTCAGCACGTTTTGGGCAACGAGTACGGGGCGAAACTGACCTGGGTGTCCAACGACACCGGGCCGGGCCAGTTGGAGTTGCCGTTCGATTCCCCGGCCGCGCAGTGGATTCACGACTACCAGTCAAGGCTTGATAACGGCGAGGGCCGCACCGTCGGGTTGACATGTGACTATGCGGGTGCCCGCTGGTCGGGGATCGCCGACAAATTTTCGGTGGAGCAACGCGACGACGGCGACACCGTCCTTGTCGTTGATTTCGTTCACGACTACGAACACCTCAAGTGGTACAGCGTCTGGAGTAACCCGTTTTTGCCGGCGGCGCTGCAAGTACCGCGCGCGTGGCTGCTGGCCGGACCTGTCACCTGGGTTTTGCGCACCACCCTGTTTTTGCAGAT